TCTCTATAATCATAGCTACACAGAAGACAGCTTGCGTAACTTGGCAGAGTGGCAGCGTTTATTGTTGACGTTAATCCTGTTGCTTGTGGGTTTTCCCAACACACATTATTATATCTTATAAATCCTGGGAAAGTAACTCCGCTTTCAACTCTAAATACTTGAGTTGCTGTAGCGTTACATTGAGTATAAACTTTGTAATCATAAGTAGGCGCGTTACACGCGGTACAATCATTAAAACTATCTAAACCTGTAATATCTTGCGTAGATGTTGTGCTTGTTGAACTTGTACTTTCATAACAAACACTATTAAAATCTAAAACATTTGGAAAAGTTTCACCCGAAGGAACTCTAAATATTTGCGTATTTGTTCCCCCACACTCTGTGTATAATTGAAAATCATAAGCGGCAGGTGTTGGCGGGTCTGGTGGTGTTGGAGCAATTGTTTCTAAACACTCGCTACAGTTATTATATTGTAATGCAGGCACATCCACTGTACTTGTTGAGCTAGTAATTACTGGATTATTATAACAGATACTTGTGCCGCTTACGTTAGATTTTATAAAATTTGGGAACGTAACACCTTGCCCATCTATTAATCTAAATATTTGTTTTGTTGTACTGTCCTCACAATCCTCATATTCTCTATAAATATATGTTTGAGTTGGTGGCACTGGTGGCACTGGTGTAGTAGCATCACACGCTGCACAGTCCGTATAAGTAGGTAGTGGCGCTATATCCGTATTTGAAGTTGATGAGGTTGCTTGTGGGTTTTCATAACATATTTCATTTAGTTTAATAAAACCGGGGAATGTATATCCCACGGCTCCTCTAAATGTTGCCACTATACTAGCGTCATCACACTGCTGATATTGTTTGTAATCAAAAACTGGTGTAGGCGCTGGACCAGGGGAAGGAGCTGTAGGATTTCTGTAATCATACACTAAATATAAATTGTTACCAGTTGTTGGTACTGTAAATACTCCAGAATAATAATTTGGAGCAGCGGTTGTATTAAGCGGTATAGTATTAATTAAGCCTAATAAAGTTGTAACATCCGTAATTGTATTAGCGTAGGTAGTGTCTGTTCTTAAATAACCAAATCCATTTGCAGTAACATTAAATACAAAATCATCAAAGTTTATTTTATTAGCAGCTACTGTCATTACAGAACCATTAGTCGGCAATAAACCAACTCCTTGATTACCTGAAACAAACCCATATTGAGAAATTACAAACACATCAGTTCCACTTCCAAATGGAATTAAATTTGTTTGAGTTGCTGAAAAAATACTTCCGTCTGTCCAACTTGCCTCATTATGTATAAACTTACCAGCATCAATTGCATCTGTTACACATATACTATAAAGATTAATAAGATTTCCTGATGGACATCCTACGGTTACTTCAATTGTATCGTCTACTGTTGCTGTGGATGATATATCCATAACTACTTGATTTGCTGTTGTAGAATCTTTATCGAATGTAAAGGAGCCACTAGTGTAAACCAAACCGCTAGTATAAATAACTCCATTGTAAATTGCTTTAATTGTATATCCCACAACCCCAACTGCTCCTTCTGTTTCAATTATCTCTCCTGTTTCTGTTACTACATCTTGAGAAGTAGCTTCAGTTATAATAGGTTGCGAACCTTCTAAAGGAATATTGTAAGTAACTAAAACTGTGCCTATCTGTTCTTCTAAATCTACACAATAAATAAATTCATTTCCAGCGGGCACAGTAATGTTTCTTGAAACACCACATGCAGTACATTTTGGGACTTCAGGTTTTAATATTGTGTTTGAGGTTAGAACGTATTCATTCATGTAGGGGTCGTAACCTCCTAGTTTTTGAGTTGTAAATGAAGCTGTAAATAAATCTCTAAACCAACTTCTCATACCTGCTTCTGAAACAACTTGTAATTGTTCATTTTTAGCAGAGCTACCAATTAAATTAATTACTGCACTTCGTTTAGCGTCTGTAAAATATTTATTTTCACCCCAAACTGCAAAACTTTCTGGATTATTACTAATACCATAGTTTTCAATTCTAGCTATTTGTTTACCTAAAACAGTTGGAACTGAAGTAAGTTGTCCGTCTCCACTCGCATCACTTAATAAATCTTTACCAGCTAAGACATAAGATATTTTATCTTCTTGTAAAACCAATATATCATCTCGTCTTGCAAATAATATTTCAACATCACCAAACGTTTCCTCTAAAGGCTTAAAGTTTAATAAACCTAGATTAAATTCATTTAGCTTGTTTACATTGCTTTCATCATTAAACACGCCACTGTAAGTTAAATCAGCAAACCTATGTGCTTCTTTATATGTTGTGTTTGATGTTGTAAAAACTCTGTTTCCTAAATTAAATTGGTCACCAAAAGAAGCGTCTAATATTTTATAACTTTCTACTCCATTGCCAAATGCAAAACAATTTGAAAAATTAGTAGTAACAACACCCGGTATACCCGAATTAATATCCTGATTGGTTACATTTCCATAATGATTTCCCAGCGTGTCTATTTCAAATGACTGAGAACTTTCATACCATAAATCTGCTAATGCTGTTTTTGGATTGCTTTCAAAAGCTATTACAGAGTCTCTTCTATATATCGTAAAGTCAACTCTAATTGTAGAGTCTCCATTATCACTAGTACCCGCACATCCTGTTCCTCCAGAGGCTAATAAATAAAACAAATTAGCTGGAGTTGATGAGGTGTCTTTAAACAACCTATAATAGTTAGTACTTTTAGGACTTGTCGCAGTAGCACCAAAAACAGTTTCTATGTCTGTAGGAGTATTGCTGCCACTATTAGCTTGAGATGGCAACCCACCCGCAGACAATGTTGTAGGTATAAAATCATTTTCTATACTTGCAGGGGTTGATATTCCATTTTGTTCTAAAATAACTCCTACGTTTTCTCCTGCAAAAAAAGCTTCTACGTCAGCGTATGTTTCACTACATATTATGGTTTGTTCAATAATATTACTTCTTTCTTCACACCCTCCTAATCCTCCAAAGATACCAGGTCTTGTTTGCTCTATTTCTAGTACCACTCTGGTCCCGACAGGAAAATTATATGTTGTATTAACTCCAGCTGAATCTGTTATAAAAAAAGGATATGCTATAATTGGAAATCTATTAGCAGCTTTAGCTACCACTGGTTCAACTTTTACGTCTACTACATCATCATCATCCATTGTAGCTTGAAACGAAACACTGTTCATTTTCATGTATACTCCTGCAGGAACAGTAACTGGGCCACTTGGCCTAGTAACAGTTATAAAATCTTTTAATTGATTTACTACTTCTAATACTGTAGCCTCTGTACATCTTTGAAGTGGGCCAGCTATATCTCTTTTTACAATTAATCTATCTCCATCTTTTACCTTTCCAATATTGTCTCCTTCTAAAAGAAGATAAACATTATTTGTTGCATCATCTTCAAAAAATATACTGGAATATATAGTCTCATAAGTATCTTTATCTGGTTTTATACAAAACTTATATCTAGTGGCAAAACTAGGAGCTCTTTGAGTTACAGGAATTGTAACTGAAATTACATTTTTAGTTGTTGAACGAGAACAAGGAATATTAACTGTGTTGTTAACACTTACTAAAGCAGTTGAACTTCTATTAAAACTATCCATGTAAACTATTCCTACTTCATAACCCCTGTTACTGTGTAAACTTCGAGTGTTAGGAACAGCTTGAAGAGTAGCTGACGCAGATGTAATTTTAAAATACTCAATAATAGTGTTGGTTCCTGAACCTGTCTCTTCATATTGAGAAGCTAATAATTGTAATTGTAAAGTAGCAGGCAATACAACAGAAGCTGCAAAGCCCTCTCCTGCACTGGGTAAGGCAGGAGTAGAAGAAGTTATACCTGTTTGGTTTATATCATATTGAGGTGCTGTTGTTCCTAATTGCGCTTCTAAAACAAAATTAAATGTGTCTGTTAATGTAACCCCTGCGCCTCCTTGTGCAAGAGCTACAGTTTGAATAGTACTGGTTAAAGTACCGAACTTGTCTTTAAAATCTTGCGTAGCAATTAAATCATTTATTGGTGTTTGACTATTACTAAAATTTTGTATAAGTGTATAGGAAAAATGAATAGTAGTTTCACCAGTTGTTTGGTCGGGTAGATTTGTGCCAGACCACGAATCATGTTGAAATGTAAATGAAAGATTTAACGTTGCGCCTACAACTAATTTGTCTTCAAAACCATTTAAATCTATTCTAATAGCAGAATCGTTAATTGTAGTGGTATTACCAAAAGCGGAAAACCCGGAGCTTGCAGTTGTAACAGTAAGCACTTCTTGTCCTACTTCAGTAGAGTTTGTGGATACAACATAGTTAAGACTTAAAGGTTGATTAAATGTATCAATCAAATTATACCCCTCTATATAGTTACCATACACTAAACGATTAGCCATTAATGTTTGTGCTTTTGCTTTTGAAGGAACGTTATCGAAAAGTCTTAATATTTCTGCTTCAGGTAGAACAGAAAATATTTTACTGTCATCAAAAGTAAAGGTATAAAGAGTATTGTCTGACATCCCCGCTTCTGCCTTTACTATTCTTTCTATTACTTTAATTGTACCGTCATTAGCATTTTTATAAAGTAAATCTATTCCTTTTACAAGTTCACTACCAGAATTATAAGTAACCACAACAGCATTAAATCTGTTTTCCATTCCTTCATTCTGAAAACTTTGAGAACTAAAATTAAAAGCTTTTGGTTCAAATGCGGGTTCGCTGAATTGTGATGTAGCTGAATACTCGTCATTAAGATATTTATATCTATAGGCAAAACAAATAAAATTATCTGTTAAGTAAGTATCTTCATTTGAAGCTTGTATTAATTTAAGTGTAGGAGATTGTAATGGTGGTTGTTTTACAACTAATATTTCTCTTGCTGAAAATTGGTCTTCTTGATTACCCGCAGTATTAGCTTTAGGATTTGCATAATTATTATCTATATTAATTACTCTAGGAGGATTAGTATTATCAGTAAAAAACAATAAATTATCTATTTTATTTATGCCTGTAATTAAAAAGGAAGGGTCAAAATTTAAAGTGGTATTTACTGTACTACCATCATCTATACTAATAACATGATAAATAATACCTCCAGTTTGTACATTAAAAGAAACAATTAAATCTAATTTACCAGTTGCTCCTTGCGTAAAGGCAGGGTCGTGTACAAACCAATAAATAGTTTCATTGGCACTATCTTCAAATGAACCTATACACCTTGCTAATAAACTTAGAGGTGTACCTTCGGTATAAGCTAATTCTGTTAACTTAGTATTCCCTTTAGAATTTTCTACCGAACCTATTTCTGATTGCTCTGTAGAACCAAGTCTAACATTTAAAGCGTCTGTATATTCACCATTAGGTAAAAGCCTTTCTTCAAGGCTTTTATTCATACGGCCCGCTATAAAATTTCTTTGAAGGTTTGCCATTTTATTTTATCCACTTGTTCTCACCTCTTATATTCATAATTAATCTGCTAGGGTGAATGTTACTCAATCTAATTTTAGCATTTCTTAATAAAGCTTGTTTGTCTTTTTTCACTCTATTAACTATGTATTCTTGAACTCCAAATTTATTATTTAAAAGAGCATATTTAATATAAGCATATATATATTCTTCAAATAATTTATTAACACTTATAGCAGAATCATTCCCATTTTCCATTCCGTCAGAGATGTATTGCAAAATACAACTTTTATTAGCCATAGTAGAATCAAAATTTATAACGCCAGCTTTTTTATCGATAGTAAACGTAGGGTTAATGTTGGCTGTCTCAGTATTTAAACCATATCTAGCTCCAATTCGAGAGTTGTATATATCGTCTTCACAATTTATACAATTCCCATTTACATCTGCTTCATTGTTTTGATTTAAATAAATACTATTTAGAGCTCCGCTTTTTCTGGCTGTATCTATTTCTGATTCCTCAGTATTAACATTATCACTGGCGTCATAAGTAAAAGTGGATGATGCGGTTTGTATATAAGAAACAGCAGATTGTACTTGAATATTTTCAACTAATTCTCTTACAGTGTTTCCTTCAAACATTGATAGCTTTACCCAATTAACAAAATCAGAGGGTAAAACAAACCTTAAATCATCATACACCGTTAATTCTAAAGATTTAATTTCTTTAAACGCATCATAGTTTAATTCTTGTATACCACGTTTTGCATGAAACAATATTTTAAATCTATTTACATTATTAATCATCTCATGATTACCCTGGTACATTAATAAAAAATTAGTTACTATATCGGTAAGTGAGACAAATTGATAAGAGCCCCAATTTGAGTCTGTAGGGTTTACGCTGTTATTAGTATAATATTGTTTTTGATTTATATAAGCCATAATTATTTCATTTGGTCTTGTTGTTGTTCATCTAATCTTCCGAACTCAAACACATCTTTTTCTCTTATTGATATCCCTGAATATTGTAATATTTTAGCTACTAAATCATTTGCATCATCAGTAGGTAATTCAAAATCTTGAAAATCACTAGCACTTTGGTCAAACAAAGGTTCACCATTATACAGTGTTATGTATGTCCATTTAGGGTCTTTAGGGTATCTTATGTATTGTGCTTGAACATCAGAGCCGCTATTAATTGTATCAGGAAATATTAAAATAGAATCCCCTGCTTGAGTATATGCTGGGAAGGTAGTGTTGGGCGCTGTCAATAAAGAATTATTTAATAAAGTTATTTTATTATGAGTTACTTTTTCAGCTTCACCCAATAAATTACCTGCAGAAAAACATAATACTTTATTTAATAAGTAATAATCAGAACCCGTTGTAGTAGCCGAGGGTAAAAAATAATTATTAGTATTAATTGTTTTTTGTGTTAAAGTTGCAGTAACAGAAAATGTATCAATTACTTCTTCATATCCTAGTTTTATATTAGCATATCCCGTTCCTGACATCCTTGCATTTTCCTCATTAATTTGCTGATTATAATTAGAAAAATACTCATCAAACAAATCTAACTGAGCTTGCTTTGCAAACAAATTAAAATCACTAGGAGATATATACCCATAGTTATTCTTGTTGATAATAGCAAGCACAGTATTTCTTACAGAATTTATCATTTGAAAATCTTTTTACAAAGATACACAAAATAAAAAAGCACCCTAAAACTGGGTGCTTTCATGTCTATAGAAAAGGAATTATTATATTGTTCCTAGAGCTATGCTCGTAAAGACTAAGCCTGGTGACTTTGAAACTGGTACTGCAGCGTTAGTCCAAGATGTTTCTGCTGCGGTTACTAGTGCAGCATTTACGTTTGCACTGAATCCAGATGTTAAACCTGTTCCAGTAACCGTTAATTTGTGAGTTCCATTAGTAAGAAAAATTTCACCCGCAGTTGAACTTGCTGTTTCTGAGTATAAAATTGAATCTGTATTAATGTGAACATTACCGTCACTTGCTGTATCTAAAGTTATATATTTTGCCATGTTTTAAAATTTTATGGGTTAAACAAAGCACTAAGTTACGAATTTTTTGCTAACTCTTTTAGATGCTTATATGACTCTAAGCCATCATCGCTTTCAAAATAACTAGCAATAATAAACAATGGGTCTTCCCCGTATGGTATATTACACATTTTCTTTTTATTAGATGCTGTGTTAAACCATACTTCTTTTTTAGAGTTTCTTAATTGAATTAAATTCTTATCTAAAATGTTTTGTATAGTAGCGTTAAATTTAAGCGCAGGGTCTTTTAATAAATTCATAAAACCACCTGGGTTTTGTTTTGCAAATATTAATATATCTCTTCTTAGCTCTGCAGTTGTAACTTTTGAAACATCATTTTGAAATAATACTCTAGCTACATTCTCAACTTGCTCAACCGTAAGTTGTCTGGCTTCAATTAAAGCATCAACTTCTAGGTTTAAATCTTCCACAAGCTCGGCCGCTTCTTTCGCTTTATTAACCTCGGTAAACAATCTTCCATTCCCTGGATGTAAGGCCATAAATTTTTGAAGGACTTGATTGTTTTTGGGAACATGTAAGAATCCATCTTCAAAGACAATAGGTTCAAGTATAGCGTTGTCATCCTGCTCATCTTGAAAAGGAGAGTTTTGATTTCTTGCATATCTAAGAGGTTTATTAAGACCTGTCTGCTCATCAAAGTGTAACAGCGGAAACCTTGTAGTATGCCTTGATGCTAATATCAAAGATAAAGGAGCTGTTTCTCTTGTAAGTTTATATTGTTTATCTACAAACTTTGCTGTAGATTTTTTTGGTGTAGTTTTTACTATGCCCGCTTTGGGACTTTGAATTTCTTTTTTCATTTGATTTAATTTAATTTGATTTTAAAAAAGGGGCGCATTGCTACGCCCCTAATATTTAATTATTAGTCTTGGAATAAGAAGAAGTTGTTTGCACCTAAAGTACATACAGCTCTCTCAGACAAGAAGTTTACTTGCATGTTATCGATATCATTCGTTGCAGCACCACCGGCAGAACCAGTAATCCACGTTTTATATCTTCTGTCTTCAGTTTCTGAAGCTCTATATCTAACATGTAAGAAAGGTCTCTTAGCGTTTTTACCAAGAATTTGGTCATAAACACTTGTAGAACCAGCTGGAACTAATAGTCCATTGATTTTACCTGAACCTGCACCTGATGGTAAACCACCTCTCATTGTAGGGTCATTTAGGTATTTCCAGTCAGTCTTATAGAAGTCGTAACCTCTTCTGAATCCAGAGAATCCTAAGTTCAATGCCATTTCTTCGTCATTGTCAAATAGACCGTAAGAAGTACCACCCGCTCCGTAAGAGTTTTGAGCAGCTAACATATCGTCCATATCAAAAATGAATTGTCTGTTTGCGAAAATCACATTTTCTTCAATAGCTCCTTGCTTATCTAATCTACTAATGATAGAATCAAAATCTGCTAGAGTAGTTGGATTACCACCATCCCAGATGTTTCCTCTTTGAGAAACTGCATAGAAGATTCCATCAGAACCAGCTCCTGGGTCAGCAGCCGCTTTGGCGCTACCTAAGATTGCTGCAGCACCTGAGTTTTGCTCAGCAGGTACAGCTTCAATCAT